GCGTTCGACGCCGCCACGCCGGAGGCGCAGGCGACATTTCTCCGCCACGCTGATCAGCTCCGCAAACAACAACAGCAGCAGTACCGGACGCAGATCGATGCACAGGTGCGCGATGCGACAGCGGCCTACATGCGTGGCGTGGAGTTCCCAAATCCGCCGGCGGCAGATGATTTTATTGCTGCTTATGGCGTGCGTGAAGGCAACTTGCGCTATACGGAGTTTAAAAATACGCAGATCGCAGGGCAGTATATTGGCTCTTTCCGCAACATGCCGACCAGCAGCATTACCGCATACCTGAACCAGTTGAAACCTGAAACCGGCGAAACCGGAGAAGGCTACGCTTCACGCGCCGCGCTTTATGACAATGTGGCCGCAGCCGCGTCAAAGGTTATCTCTCAGCGCCAAAGCAATCCGTTTCAGGCTGCTGTTGAAACAGGGGCCTACAACCCGATCAGTAGCAACAATCCGCAGGATATTGCCTCAGAGGTTTCCAGCCGCTATTCAGCGCAGGAGCCGCTAAAGCAGATGGGGATCAATGCACCAATTTTGTCGAACGAGGAAGCTAGTGCGCTGGCGGCGCAGGTGCGGGGAACACAGGATGTTAACCAGACGATCAATCTGCTTAAAGGTATGGGTGAAGCACTGCCACCAGGTGCTATGAGCATGGTTGCTTCTGCGATCGCGCCAAACAGCGCGGCCACTGCTTATTCTGCGCTGCTGCTGGGCACACCAGACAATCAGTACGACAACCGCAGCCCGGTCATCTCATACGATCAGTTCATTGGCTATAAACCGACCATGAACAAATATGACGTCTCTAAAACTATTCTGGCTGGCGACCAACTGCTTAACCCGACGAAGGCGATGAAAGAGCGCGGTATTCAACCTGTCCAACTGCCGAGTGACGATAAGCTTAAGCGCGCCTTTGACAACCAGGTCGGTAATGCCTTCGCACATAACCCACAGGCAGGCCAATTGAGCTACAGCCTGTTTAAAGCTGCTTATGCTGGCATTGCGTACCAGTCCGGCGATAACGCAATGACACGTACTGACGCGGCAAATTCTGACGTTGTTGAAAAAGCGGCGCAGATGGCAACCGGCGGTGTGTACAAGGACTTTAACGGCGGCGACGTAGTGATGCCGTTCGGCATGGACAAAAGCACGTTTAAAGATCGCTATACCTCATCTGCTCAGCAGGCGCTGAAAGACGCCGGGCTGAATCCAGCCGCAGCGTCAAACTTTAGGCCGGTAAATATCGGTAGTAACCAGTACCGCCTGGTCAGCGGCAGCGGGCGCTGGGCTACCGATCCGCGCACCGGCCAGCCGGTAACCGTGAGGGTTGAATAATGTCAGATTTGTTTTCTTTGGCCCCTGAAGGACAAGCATGGGCTGATGATAAGGCCGCTAACAATGTGGCTCGGCCAGAAGATTATGATCCTGGATTTTTTCAGGGGGCGATCTCTGCGCCGTTGACCGGCGTGGCTGAGGGTACTATTGGCCTCGCTCAATCGGCTGTCAGTTTCAGCAAGCGCCTCATCAGCGAGCTGGCATTTACTGAGCAGATTGCGCCAACCGTCAATCTGTTCCGCGCGATGTTCCCGGATGCCGATAAGCAACTGAATGAAGCTTATGACAGTCTCGGCGCTCGGTTGAAAGAGGCGCGTGAGTTTGTGAAGCCCGATGCGGGTAGCCAGGGAACCGCTGCGCAGGTGTTGCACGGCCTTGGCCAATTCGCCCCAGCGATAGCCGCAACTGCCGTAGGCGGTCCGGCTGTGGGCGCGGCGGCGGCGTTCGGTACCACCTACGAGCAGACCTATCAGGATTTTAAAGATAAAGGTGTGGATGAGCAGACAGCCCGATCTCTGGCAGCGACGCAAAGTGGGTTGAATGCCGCAGGCATGGCGCTACCGGCGGCGGTGGGCAGCACACTACTGACGCGCATAGCCTCAGGCATTGGCATCAATACAGCGTTCGGCGGCGTAGGGCGGTTTGCCGTTGGCGATACGCTGGAAGAGAAAGGTTATACAGATCTGGCTAAGCAATACCGGTTCTGGGATGCCGAAGCAATGCTGGTTGATAGTGTTCTGGGCGCCGCTTTTGGTGGTGCCCATCATCTTGCCGCGCGTAATGCAGCAGTGCCTGAAACGCCCGCTACGCCTGATGTTGAGGCTCCGCCAACAGCACAAGAGGGTGGTGACCTTAACCCTGATCGGAGCCGCCAGCTACTGGCGCCACGGAATGAAGCCACTCCTGAAACTGCACAGGTAAAGCCCAGCGATATTGACGCGGCGCATGCACTGAACGAGGGGCATTATTACGACATCGAGTCGGCGCCAGTGCTACACGGCACGCATGAAAGCATAAACAGCCATGTGGCAGCAATGGATGAGGCGGCGCGGCAGATTATGAACGGCCAGCCAGTTAACGTTTCCATGCAGGCGCGCGGGCTTGATGGCCCGGTTCGGCCTGGCCTGCTGGACGCGGCGGCTGAGCAGTACAATGCAATGGAACAGCTTTTCCGTGAAAATGGCATCAGATACGACGTGCCGCAGAATGTTGTGAATGAAGCGCCGGCACCGCGTGGAGACAGCGCCTTTACTGGCATATCCGATGAAGGTGGGCAGGTAAGCGTGGATCCCGATACCGGACAGACCCTTTCTTCCAACAGTTACGATCTGCTGGCAGCGCGTGATATGGCCACAGCCAACCCCGAAATGACGATAGCGCATCCGGATACCGGGCAGCCGGTAACGCTGGCCGAAGCCCTGGCTGATTTCGATACACAGATCGCTACCGTCCAGAAAGAGTCAAAGGTCTATTCCGTTGCTGCCGCGTGCTTCCTGAGGAACCCATAAAATGAAACAGGCATGTGTAGAGGCTATTGCCCAGACGCTGGGTCGCCAACCGAAAACTGACGAGCTGAAGAATATTGAGGATCGGATTAAAGAAGCGGTGCGCCAGGTGCATCGCCAGAATGCCCGCTCTGGTAAACGCGGAATACCCGATGCCGAAACTTACCGGCAGGCTGCTGATCTGGTTGCGCAGCGCGTAGTGCATGACGTGTTTAAGAAGCGCCAGCGGCTGGCGCAGAATGCCATCGCCATCAATAAAGTTGCCGGGGCGCTGGATAGCGCCATTCCACAGGCGGAGCAGACGCCCGCTGATTTGCATCAGTTTATTTTCTCCGGCCGGCTGACCAGTGCAGGCAAAGATATTCCCGTAGCTTCAGCTGAGGAACTAGCTACGGGCGCTTATCAAGACTGGACACGTCAGCTCAGTGCCGAACTGCTGGCGGCGGGTAGTGATGTTCAAAAATTCTTTGAGCAGAGCAAAGCGTTGAGTGAGCAAAGGTTCCGTTCGCTGTTCGATCAGCAGTCCGCAAAATCCGGCCAGCTTCAGATACTGAAAGAGTTGTACGGGGAAGATACCGGCAATCCTGCAGCCAAAAAAATAGCTGATGTCTGGCAGAACGTCACAACCCGCGCGCGGCAGGAAATGAATGACTCCGGCTTTGACATCGGCCAGCGTGACGACTGGCACCTGCCGTATGTGGATCAGACCGATCTGATTCGCAATGCCGGGCGTGATGAGTGGCTGGCGTCGTTATCCGCCGCAGAGCGTGCAAAAGCGAAGCTGTCAGGGAGACAGCCGCCAATTGAATTCGCTAAACAGGCCTGGGTGGACGATGTCTACAACACCCAGGACCGTTCACAGTTCGTAAACCCTGATGGTTCTCCGATGAGTGACGTCGAGTATCGCCAGGCGCTGGAAGCCATTTTCGAGACCAAAGCTACTGACGGCGCGAACAAAATCGAGCCGGGCGCATTCATGGGTACCAGCGGTATTAAAAACCGTGGCTCACAAAGCAGGGTGATGGCCTTTAAGGATGCCCAGTCACACTTTGCCTATATGGAGCGTTACACGCAGCAGCCGGTTGTCGGCATCATGATGTCTCATCTTCAATCGGCATCACGCGATCTGGGCGTTGTAAAAGCGTTCGGGCCGGATGCCGTTGCTAATTTTCGCATGGTGCTGGACCGGGTGTATCAGCGCGCTGTGACGGGCGGGAAAGATGTGGGCAAGTTGAACGGTGAGCGACGGATGGTAGAGCGCATGTTCAACTCTATGGCCGGTCTTAATGGTGCGTCCGAGTCCAGCGTATTCTCATCGGCCGTCGGCGGCCTGCGTAACCTCATGACAAGCGCAATGCTCGGTACCAGTGTATTCACCGCCGCCAGCGATCAGGCGATCATGCGTGCTAATGCCCAGGCGTTGGGCTTTGACAGGAACGGCATGCGGCTGTCAGCGAATACCATTCGCAGCCTGTTCAATGGTGATGCGCGTCGGGCAAATGCTGAGTTGGGGCTGCTGGTCGATACGCATGCCGCTGTCATTTCAAAAATGGGAGGCTTCGATCTTTCCCGTGGCATTACCGGCTGGTTTGCAGAAAAAACACTGAACTGGTCAGGACTGATTGCGATGGACCGAGCCAATAAAGCGGCGTTCGGCCTGCTGATGTATAAAAATATTGGCGAGTTGACGCGCAAATTTAAAACCCTGGAAGAAGTAAAAGGCTCTGATAAAACGGTGCTAGCCAATAAAGGCTGGACTGATGAAGACTGGCAGATTATGTCTGCTGCGGAACTGCAACCCATGACGCCGAAAGGGCATATGGGAATGACGCCGGACACTATCTATGCTGTGCCCGATGAGCGGATCCGCGAAATACTTTCTGACCGGATCGCACAAATTCGTGAGGGCAGTAATACGGCGCTGGCGGCATTGGGTGAAATGCCTGATGCGAAACGCGCAAAGCTGAAAGAGGCATTTGATGCAGAAGCTGAGCAGACTATTGCGCGCCTGGTACGCAATGCTCGCGCCGAAGCGGCGCAGAAGCTGATCGGTATTACCCATGGTGAAATGACAAGCGCAGTCACCACGGCTACAGGGCTGGATACATATTCTCGCGATGATGCAGGCCAGCTGATCAAGAGCTTCATGCTGTTTAAAACCACGCCTTTTGCCGGCTTTCGCCAGCTCGTAAACCGCGCCCGTGATCTGGATACGGTGCCTGCTGTTAAATTTCTGGCATCATATATTGTCGGTACTACGCTGGCGGGGATGTTCGCAAATCAGATGAATGCGCTGCTGACCGGCAACGATCCGATGGATATGACGAAGCCTACGGCGTGGATACAGGCGCTGCTGAAGGGCGGTTCATTCGGTATCTATGGAGACTTTCTGTTCCAGGACCACACTCAATACGGATCGAGTATTGCAGGTACCATTGGTGGGCCGGTGCTGGGTTTTGCAGAGCAACTGACGAAGCTGCTGGTTACCAATCCACAGAAAGCACTACAGGGTGAAGAAACCAGCTTTGGTGCTGATGCGCTGAAGACGGCGCGCCAAATCACGCCGTTCGCTAATCTCTGGTACACGAAAGCTATAACAAACCATCTGATATTGCAGCAGCTTCAAGAGATGGCGAATCCCGGCTATAACGACAGGGTGCGTGACCGGGCGCAGCGCGAATTTAATACTACGAGTTGGTGGGAGCCGGGGGCAGTGGCGCCGCGCAGGGCTCCTGATTTAAGTAAGGCGGTAGGTGGATAATGGAAAAGTTAAGGCGGTTGGTTGTTTTGATTTATATTGTATGCACAATTATTTCAATTATGTTTATTAGCGATCGGGATTTCCACTTAATAAAATATGGGCAACCAGAAGAGGCAATCCCTTGGCTATTTATGTTTTTCTCTTCGCTAATATCAATTTATTTTATAGGCATTAAAAATAAATGTAACAATAACTTGCAAAACATTGTCAGTCTGTGGCTAAAGCGTAAAAGGCTGGAAGAACAAAAACGAATAAAAGAATTAGAAAAATAGCGTGACACATCACGAAGGCCGCCGAAGCGGCCTTTCTTCCAGGCAGATCAGGTTCTTTTAGCTACGTACTGCTTAATGACATCCGCAATTTCTTTTGCTAACTGAAGCCATACACTGGGCAAGTTTTTTTCGCCCTTACTGTCATCCTGCTCTCTAAATGCGAAACGAAGCAGGGCGAGGGCCATAGTAGTAGGAATAACTGCGAGCGTAATTAGACATATAGTCCATAGGTGATTTCCGTGATCCATGAAATCAGGATGCCGCATAAATCCCCGGAGAAGTACGCATGCCCAGATCAAAAAGCTTAGTAGGTAAAGCGCAGTAAATGCGCATGCACCCCAGAATGACCATTTGCGAAATTTTCGTGCGAGTCTTATATCTTCCAGATGTTCGTCTAGCTCAGCTGAAGTAACCTCTGTTGTCACCTCTGACAAATCATCATCTGATAAATCAGCCATTTATAGAAATCCTAAATTTTCAAGCCTGTACTTCATAGCTGCGACCGACACATCAAATATTTTGGCAAGTTCGACAACGCTTTTGATATTGCGCTGATTTATCAGAACGCTAATTGCATCTGCAGGCATTAAGAGCTCAGCTGCAAACTTGTTTGCAGCAACTTCCCGACAATCAAAATTATGAAGTGTGAAATTCTTTTTGTTGTCACGAAAAGAGTGGCCATGCTTAAGCACATGGTGGCCTAACTCATGAGCAATGGTGAATCGCTGTCTTTTTACAGAGTCTCGGGGGTTGTATTTGATAGTAGGAAGCCAGCCTTCATACATATACTCTCCCGATACATTATCATTATCCAGATTGGGGTCGGCTATAACCCTCACACCCTCAATTTTCGCCAGTTCACGCGGATCAATTGGAAGTTTAAGCGAGTTTTTGCCTTCTCTAAATTTACTGAGAAGGCTTCGAGCTGTTTTAACCGGCATGTCAACCTCCTTTGTTTATAATTTAGATAATAGTAATCCACTCCAAAAGCGCTAAGATTCCGGAAGGGGACTGGCTGAATATACAGTGGTTTATGGTGCAATATTACCTTAGTGATAACTGCATGTACATCTTAATATCTTTTTTGACTTCAGTCACTTAGATTTAGATAGGATCTAATGCTGAAAATTACAAAATGATAGTACATAATGCTAGTAACTATACGCTAGATTAGCGTAAATGTATATTCAATAAAAAAATAAAATTGTCAAATACTTTCTGCGGAGAAATTAAAAAGCACGGCAGCGTTGTGTTCTTCACAATGAGAGGGATGGGCAGGGTGCGTCCTGAGTACGCACCCTTACAGATCGGCTCTTATCAGAAGCTGGCGTTTTTCTGTTTAAAGCGGGCGGTGTTATGCCCGTTTGTTTTGCCTGGATATATTACTAAAATGGTAATAAAATAAAAAGAAGAAATCAGCGACCGTTACCAAAACGGTGCTTTGACAATGGTTTTACGCTGCGCCATAGTAATCAGGCACCAGCAAAATCTGGTGCCGGGATTGGAACCCCGTCCACTACAAAGGCGCATATACCGCGCAAGCGGTTTTTTATTGTGTAAATCGCCCAAATTATGGTGGGGCGTGCGGGGGAGTCGTAAGACTCGCCGGGTCCTTTGTAGCCGGTAGTTCCAACCCTGTACGCCTCACCACCTCAGAGATTGGAACCTCCGGTGGTGATTAACCTGACTACAAAGGTGATCACAATGACAGCTCAAGCTATCCCTTCCGTTTTTTCTTTCGAATCTCATGCTAAGATCCGTGCAATTATTATCGATGGCGCGCCTTGGTTTATCGCTCTGGATGTATGCCGCGCTTTAGGCATAGCAAACAACCGCGACGCACTGCTAAAGCTTGATGATGATGAAAAGAATACTGTCGCTTTAACCGACGGTAAGAGAGGAAATCCTAATACACTGATCATCTCCGAGTCCGGCCTCTATACCTTGATCCTCCGCTGCCGCGATGCAGTAACGCCAGGCACTATCCCTTACCGCTTCCGCAAGTGGGTTACTGGTGAGGTACTGCCGCAGATCCGCCGTACCGGGCGCTATATTTGCGAAGAGCTATCTCCGGCCGACAAAGCAAAGATGGTCGCTCAACAGATGGCAAACTCGATGATGCCAGCGATCATGGATGCGCTGCAGGTGCAGCAGCACACCTACCACTACCCGATGAAACCGCATTATCAGGATCATATTCACACAGCCGAGGGTGTGCTGGGCCTGACCAGACAGTCACACATTATGGCACTGCTGCGTGAGCTGCAGGGGAACGGCAATGATGTCAGTGCAGCAATGGCTGAAGTGGCCGCAATGATGAGCTATATCACGGGTGCTAATCGCTGCCTGCGAGATATTCAGACACATGCTGAGTACATCACTCAGCAAACAGTGAAACACTAACAACAGGGGCCGCTTTATGCGGCCCTCATTTCCTGTAGGTAATACGATTTATCTATCGGGTGCGTTTCCGCAAATTTTCAGCGCAGTATTCCAGGTGAGTCAAAATATCGTTCAGCCTCACCTCGGTTCCAGAAATGTAATTAACCATGGCAGCCAGCTCCGCAGCACAACAGCTAACGTCATAACCATCCCTCTCCAGATCTCTTATTAGTTCCATTAAAGATGATTTTTCAATTAGTGTCCGAACACCTTCCGGCGTATGGATTTGAGCGAGATAACTTTCATCGAGAGGATAGCTGTACTGCCCTGACATTGCGTGGTTCCTTCAGTTTGATACTGTATAGATATACATATATCAGAAAGAGTTAGGTGACTCCAAACTTATTTAATTACCATTAAGGTAATTTTTGACCGCAATCAAGGTTACATTAATTCACTAACGGTTTTTAGGGTATAGAATGCTCCTGCCGGCAAATAGCAGCAGAAAGGAGCAGCAGCATGACTGTATCGACAGAAATCGATCATAACGAATATACGGGAAACGGAACGACAACTGTGTTCCCGTACCAGTTCCGTATTTTCAAATCATCCGATCTCGTTGTCCAGACACTGGACACCAATGAAAACATCAAAACCTTAACGCTCGATACTGATTACAGTGTCCAGGGCGCGGGGGGTTACAACGGCGGTAGCATTACGCTGCCGGCGCCGCTGGCTGATGGCTGGAAAATAACGATCACTCGCGAGTTGCCGGTGACGCAGGAAACCGATCTCCGCAACCAGGGCAGCTTTTTCCCTGAGGTTCACGAAGATGCCTTTGATAAGTTGACGATGCTTATTCAGCGCTGCTTTAGCGTGTTTGGCCTTGCGCTGAGAAAGCCAAATTACCTGGCGCAGTTCTATGATGCGCTGAACAACCGCATACGTAACTTGCGAGATCCGGCGCAGCCACAGGACGCGGCCACAAAGAGCTATGTTGATAGTCTGGCGAATACGAACCTGAGCCGCACGCTGCGTGTGCCTGAATCTATACCCTCGCTGCCTGATGCCGCAGTACGAGCAAATAAACTTGCAGCGTTTGATAGCCGGGGCAATCCGATTGTCGTTCTGCCGCAATCAGGCTCTGCGTCTGATGTGCTTATTGAGCTTGCAAAGCCTTCAGGGAGCCTTCTTGTTGGTTATGGGGAAAGCGTCGTTGAGGAAACGCTAACCAAAACATTCGAATATTTTGGGGCGGTAGGCGATGGCGAGGTCAACGACACCGCCGCAATTCAGGCTGCGGCGGCATGGGTAACAGCCGGAAACTACCGGTACCTGACAACTGAAGAAGGGAAGGTGTATCGCGTAACGAGTACTGTTAATTTTAACTTTGCCAATGGTCTCGGACACTGCATCGACATGAGAAGCCCGATTAGGCCCGACGATGGAACTGGTACAGCATTTCTCCTACAGAACACCAGAGATGCAAAATTCAATCTAAAAGTAGACGGCGGCGGGCATAACAGTAATTATCACGATGCGGCCAGCTCTGAATTTGTTGATTACAGAACCGCAGATCCAGCAGGAGCGCAACAAGCTTTTTATTTCCGGGGTATTCGCAACAGTGACCTGAACATTACCGGCACTGGCTATTCAGGACGGGTTTTGCGTATAAATGCTCTTGATACAAACTCAGGTGGCGTGGTTAAAACATCATTCATTACGCTACGAATAAAAACCGGAGATCAAGGCGCTGGCGAAACGTCGCGATGTGGGCAGGCATATTATTTACAGGGTGATGATAACGCGTGGGGTAAAATAGAACGGGCTTGGCTAAACTGGGACAGGTTTGGCAGTATTCACTATAAACTCGCGGATATTACAATCGGAAATATTGAAGCAGGCTTTGCTGGGAATGGTGGGCTCCAGTTCTATGGTGTTGCAACCGCTCACATCGGAACTTTATCAGTTGGCGATGAGACATTTACCAATACTAATATTTTATTTGCCAACTCAGACGATGGTCGGGAATGCATTGCTGTTCATATTGACAGGATTTTTGCAGGTGCCGGGAATATAGGATTGGAGCTTAGAGGATCAAATGGTAATGGCGGAGGGAACAGGCCTAACTTTGATATAAATAATATCTATATCGATGCCTGCAAAGAGAGTAATGTTATTTTAAATGGCATAAATAACTCTATTATTAGAAATATTCAGTCACAAGGCGGAAAGGTGCCGCTTAGATTGCAAAGAATTATAAGAAACAGTCATGTTACTTTAAATTCATCATCGGAAACCGATAGTAGCATTTTAGCTGATCCTGGTGCGAATATTAACAATTTGTATATCAAAGGACGTAGCTTTGGTAATCTTTCGGCCCCCACCGTTGATTTATCTGCCGCAACTGGCGGGATGAGGATTGTATTTGATGGCTATACAATTAGAGCTGGTTTTGCTGCATATGCAATACCGGTAGCAAATAATATTTCTATTATTAATGGCGAAATAGACACCTCAGCAGGAGGAAAAGCTTTTTCTTTAGCTCTCCCAAAAGTGTGTATTAATAACGTGGGATTTACTACTCGCAACCGAGGCGCCGGGAGCATCGCAGCAGGGAATCAGACTGTAACAATAATACACGGGCTTGCTCAGCAGCCTACTGAAATAGGAATTACCCCGCTGAGTACAGCCACGGGTTATCGAATCAGCAATCTAACAGCTACAACATTCGATTTGAGGCTTGCAACTCCGCTAGGGGAATCAGATCCAGCGTGGACTTTTAACTGGTTCGCATCATGCGAATACCACTAGTTTTACAATTTAAACTTAACTCGCCTTTAACAGGCGAGTTAATTCACCATTTAAATTTAATGGCTGGTTTTTCTATAAATGTCCAAGATGCTATCGCTATAGATGTTGTTATTACTATCGATACCAGCAAACCGCTCCAGAATGATAAGGATAGCTCGTTTGCTACAATTTGTTGTATTGGATATGCATAAATATACAGGCCGTAAGAAATATCGAATCTGCCATTTACCAGTCTATCTTTAAACGAAACTGCAATAGGTAATATTATAAACGGTATAGAAAAGAAAAAAGCAGTATCAGTTATAGTCTTTTTGCTGAATAGGAAAATAATTACAATGCCAAATGCAACTAAAAATATTTTTACTTTTGCCAGATTCCACCAGTCTCTCGTCAGGGCCAATAAAGAACCAACAGCAAATGGAATGAAATATAAACTCCCTCGCGCTACAGATGAGAAAAGGATGAAGTTATCATTGATAAAATGTCTTATATCTGCCGGAACTTTTAACTGATTAGATATATAAGCAATGATAATGCATATTGCTGTTGAAATTAGCATCTTTAGTTTCATGAAATTCTTTTTATCTAAAATTAGCATCAAAAGAATATACGCGGTGAACTCATAACCCAAAGACCAAAGACTACCGTTCAGTGAGTTTCGGTGCATGTAAGTACTTGCGAATCCGTTAGTATCAATAGGAACCCAACCCAGCGTTGCGTAGTCGATGAACGTTAGAAGTGCATTTTTAGATGTTATATATTTTATTGCATTTCCATTCCCGAATACTGGGCATATAAAATAAACCATAAAAATGGAGCAGAAAAATAAAGCCGGGAATATTCTCTTACATCTCTTAAAAAGATATTCAAGGTTATCCTTGCTGTTAAGGTAGCTGTAAGTTATTAAATATCCAGATATGGAGAAAAAAACTATAACTGCCAGTGTGCCGACGCTTACTATTCCAAAAACCATAGGCTCTGGTATTTTAACAAATGCGTGATAATGGCTATACATTACAGCGTAAGCCGCAATTATTCTCATTAGGTCAAATAGGTTATTTCTTTTGTTATCCACATCTATTTTCCAGTGTTGGTTACAATTAAATATTTCAAGCCACAACATTAGATGTGCCTTGTTTTATCCCAGTCAGATAACATGCTGCAAAGATCAACCAGTGGATGGTGGTATTAATCATACCAACAGAGGTGTACTTTAGGAAAAACCGGAGCATGAGCGGGCAATCTGTGAAATAAAGCGAATGATATTCAGCAATAACTATACTGCAAGGAAACATGATCGAATTTTGGCCCTAACTTGAGCCAGAGCAAACAACATTCAAATTGTTTGGTGCATTGCCGCAAAAATCCCCGGCAACATTCCGCGCCGTCGGGCAAGGTGCTTAGAATCAATGTGGTCGTAGCCGCTAACACGATACTCCCCTTTCAAAATCCCACAGTGACCTGTCTCACCCAGCAATAATTATATGTGTTAATTTTGATTACCAAAAAGGTGATATTTTAATGGTAATATTAAACTAATATGGTTCGTTGTGTATGATATGACCACCAAATATCCGGGGGCGACATGCACAACAATCCTCACAATTGGCCTGATCTGGCCGAACTTTTTCAAAACTGGTGGCGCGGTGAAACGCCGGTCGGTGCTGTTCTACTTGCCATAGTCATGGCTGTTTTGCGTATCGCATACAGTGGCGGTGGCTGGCGGCAAATGCTGACTGAAGCCCCGCTGTGCGGGGCGTTGACGCTGACAGCTGTATCCGCTCTTGATTACCTGAATCTTCCAAATTCTCTGTCGGTGGCGATCGGCGGCATGTTGGGCTTTATCGGTGTGCAGCAGATACGTCGGCTTATTACAGGCATTCTTAACGCGCGCTTTGGCGCCAGCCAGAAGGATTAAATATGGACATCACACAATTTCAGAAAGCGGCAGGTATTACCAAATCCCTGGCGGCCCGCTGGCATCCCCATGTAACTTCCGCATTTGATGAGTTCGGCATTACGGCGCCCGCAGCGCAGGCGATGTTTATTGCTCAAGTAGGCCATGAAAGTACTGGCTTTACGCGACTGGTTGAGAGTTTCAATTACAGCACTGGCGCGCTGGCGGGTTTTATCCGCGCCGGGCGTATTACTCCAGATCAGGCACAAGCGCTGGGGCGGCGCGCGGGTGAAGCGGTGCTGCCGCTGGAGCGCCAGCGAGCGATTGCAAATTTGGTTTATGGTAAGCGGATGGGTAACAAAGCAGCTGGCGATGGCTGGAAGTACCGGGGCCGTGGTCTGATCCAGATTACGGGCCTGACGAATTATCGCGACTGCGGCGGCGGGTTAAAGCTGGACCTGGTCGGCAATCCAGAACTACTTGAGCAAGATCAGCATGCTGCACGCTCGGCGGCGTGGTTTTTTGTCAGTAATGGCTGTCTGGAACATGCTAATGACCTGGAGCGCGTCACACTCATTATCAACGGTGGTCGCAACGGCATCGCCGATCGCCGGGAGCGTTACGACATTGCGTGCGAGGCGCTGGCATGCCCGGCCTGAGCGCGTTGTGGAAACCAGTGGGGATCGTTCTGGTACTGCTGGCTGCGCGGCATGTATGGACCAGCTACGGCACCGAACGGTTCAATGCCGGTTATGCGCAGGCCCAGGCTGAGCAGCAGCAGGCAGAAGAAAGGCTAAAGGCTCAATACGAAAGGGAGAAGGCACAACTTGAAGATGAGGCACTGTCACGCGTTAATGCAGCTCAAGCTGATGCTGAGTCTGCTCATTCCTCTGCTGACCGCTTGCGCGCCGAGCTTGACAGAATCAGGCAACTCGCCCAACACTATACCGGAACTTTCCCCCCTCGCACGCCAGCCAGTAAGGTCATCGGTGTGCTTGCCGACATGCTTGAAGAGAGCAATCGAATTTACAGAGCAACAGCAGAAGAAGCTGAGCGATACCGAAACGCTGGCGAGTCCTGTGAAAACCAATACGAGTCACTGAGAAAACCAAGCACACTTACCCAGTGA